AGAAAAGCTTGTTGGGGTGGACACAACTCTAACTTTAACGAAATATGGTGGGGTTTTCCAAGCGGAGAAGGTATATACAGACCAAATAAATATGTAATCTGGAATTATAGAGAAAACACTTGGTCTATAGGCACAATGGATAGAGGCTGTTGGATTGACCAAGGTGCGTTTGACTTCCCTATTGCTGGTGATTCAAACGGTTTTATATACGAACACGAATCAACAACTTTATCTAATTCACCAAACTTAAATAGTGATGCACCTTTTTGTACAAGCGGTCCAATAGAATTAGGTAACGGTGATAACTATGTACAATGTAACCAAATTATTCCAGATGAAGAAGCAAATACATTACCAGGTGTAACCATAAGTTTTAAAGGTAAGTTTACCCCATTAGGTAGTGAAACAGATTTTGGTAGTTTTACCTTTGAAAATGATGGATATACCGATGCTAGATTTACAGCAAGACAAGTACAAATGACTGTAACAGGTAGCACAACACAAGATTTCCAAGTTGGTAATATAAGATTAAATGTAAGAACCAGAGGTAGAAGATAATGGATTTATCCTCACAAAGACAGTATATACAAAGAGCTGAAACAGCGCATGAAATACTTACCACTACAGATTTAACAACATTATATACATCCCCAAGCGGTGATGATTTTACTTTTGCAATCATTGAATCTATTTTGGTTTGTGACCATGATAATCAACAAACCAATATAACAGTTACTGTAACGCATGAGGCTACTACTTATACCTTATTTAAAGAATTTACTATTACTGCTTACAATACTGAAGAATTATTAAGTAGAAGTTTAGTATTACACCAAGGCGATATTGTAAAAGTACAATCAGATCGTGCTGGTAATTTAACTGTTTATGCGAGCATCGTAGAATATGCAAAAGGTGACTAATAAGGTAGTTGATATAAACCAAGCGAAAAAAGATCCTTGGGAAATTGAATGGGAAAGGTGTAAACCTTATATAGCAAAAGCTGTAAAGTATCAAGATTCCTATACAATTGACGATATAGAAGATAAAATAAGACATGGTATATTCCATTTATGGCCAGGCAAAAAGTCTGCATACATAACAGAATTTGTAATATATCCACAAGTTAAAGCAATGAATTTATTATTTTGTGGTGGTGATTACGAAGAATTAGAAGAAATGCTACCATCAATAGAGGCTTTTGCAAAAGCCGCAGGTATTAAAAGATTATACGGTGGCGGTAGAAAAGGATGGATTAGAAAGATAAAACATCTAGGATTTGAGACAGAACATTTAATTAGAAAAGACTTATGAGTAAAGGAAAAACCACAACAGTACAAGAAGCAAGTTTACCAGCGTTCCAAGAAGCACAATTTAAAGAGCTTTTTAGTAGAGCGCAGGGTGTAGCACAACAGCCTTTCTTACCTTATACAGGCCCAATGGTTGCTGGTTTCTCACCAGACCAATTACGACAGTTTCAGGCTACTAGAGGTATGTTTGAAACAGGTATGGGTTATGACCCAACCAAAGCTTTACAAGGTATGGCACAAGATCAATTTAGACCTACCATTCAACCTGTTACTGGTTTTCAAGCACCAACGATAGAAGCAACACAAGCTCCAGGTGCAGCACAAATACAACCTACACCTACTTTTGGTGGCGCACAAATAGGTCCTGTAGCAGGTCCGTCAGCTGCACAAATAAGTACAGTAGCTGGGCCAACAGCTGCAAGAATAGAACAATCACCTCTTTTTGGTGGAGCGCAAATTGGATCAGTTGTAGGTCCAACAGCTGCACAAATTGGCCAAGTTTCTACTCCACAATTTCAAGGTTTATTAAGTCAAGACATAGGTGCATATCAGTCACCGTTTCAACAACAAGTTATAGACACAGCTATGCAAGATATACAGCGACAAGCTGATATAGCGCGTGGCGGTGCGCAGGAAAGAGCAATTAGAGCAGGTGCTTTCGGTGGTTCAAGGTCTGCATTGTTAGAATCTGAGTCACAAAGACCTTATGTAGAACAAATGGCTAGAACTGCTGCTGGTTTGAGACAAGCAGGGTTTGAGCAAGCACAAAGAGCAGCACAAGCTGATTTAGCAAGACAACAACAACTGGGCATATTTGGTGCTGGCCAAGAACAACAAAGAGCTTTACAACAAGCGCAATTACAGCAACAGGCAGGATTAACTGGTTTTGAAGCACAGCAACAAAGAGCTATACAACAAGCCCAACTGCAACAACAAGCAGGATTAGCAGGCCAAGATGTCGAAGCTAGAAGAGCATTACAGCAGGCACAATTACAACAACAAGCAGGATTAACAGGAACAGAATTAGAACAACAAAGAGCCTTGCAACAAGCACAGTTACAACAGCAGGCTGGTTTAATGGGTACAGAACAAGCACAACAAAGAGCTTTACAACAAGCTCAATTTGGTCAGCAAGCAGGTCTTGCAGGACAAGACATTGCAGCACAAAGAGCATTACAACAAGCACAGCTTGGTCAACAAGCAGGTATCTTTGGTGCAGAGTTAGGACAGCAAAGACGTATGCAACAAGCACAGCTACAGCAACAAAGACAGTTAGCTGGTTTAGATATTGCTGGCAGAGCTGCATTAACACAGCCACAATTAGAGATGCAAGCGCGTGCGCAGAGGGCAGGTTTATTAGGTGGTTTACAAGGACAACAAATACAACAATTAGGTTTATTAGGCGGTATAGGCGCACAACAACAAATGCTACAACAAAGAGCTATAGATGCTTCAAGAGGCGAGTTCCAACGAGCATTAGGTTACGGACCACAACAAGTTAGTTTATTACAAGCTGGTATGGGTACACCATTAATTACAACAACACAAACTGGTAAACAAAGCACAGGACTCGGCGATGTATTGGGTGGCGCAGCTGGACTATTTGGTTCATTAGCGCTAGGTGGTGCTTTTGGTCAAGGCGGTTTATTTGGAGGCGTAGGATAATGTCAAGAGGTATACCAACACAAAATTTACAAATGCCTACAACACAGCAACCAACTGGTGTTCCGTCTGCTAGACAGCAACAAGTAGGATTAGCTTTAAGTGCATTGTCAGATGTGTTTGGAAGAAGAGATCCTATAGCTGGTACTATGCAAAGACAGGCTATGTTACAAGCACAGCAACGACAAGAACAAGAAAAACAAAGACAACAAAAATTATCTGAATTTGCACAAACAAATCCCGAGCTTGCAAAAATGTATGAGTTATTTGGTGAAAGAGGTTTGCAACAAGGTTATTTAAGACAACAAGAATTAGAAGAAAGTGCTATAGGTTCACAACAACAAATACAAAGATTAAAAGGAGCTGGCTTTACAGACCAAGAAATAAATTTAATTTTAGCAGGGGTTACACCAAAAGATGTCATGGAACTAAGACAAAAAGATATGTCTGGTACACAAATTATTGAAAGCGTAGAGCAAAATATTGAAAAAACAGCAAAAGAAACAGGTGTTTTAGATACTTTTGCAGATTTAGATCAAGCTTTTGGACCTGTTGATGCCTTACAAGAGGGTATTAGTAAAGCAACCAGAATTGCTGGTTTTGACATTGATCCTAAAACTGGCGCAGCGGTAAGAGCAAGAAACAGTTTAAACACAGAAATTTTAGCTAATTTGGCAGCTGATTTTACTGGTAAACCAAATATGTTAATTTATGAAAACATAAAAGGTAATTTGCCTATGAGCGCAGCGACATCACACGCTGACGCAAGAGAAAAATACGAAAACATAAAAGACCAAGTTGACGCTAGAATAAATGGTTTAAAAGAAGGTTTAAACTCTAGCATATTAAATGATGCAACAAAAAATGCTTACAGAGATGAATTAAATAAAAGCATTTTATTGTCTAAAAAATTAGATGCAGCTATATTGTCATTAAAAGGCAAAAAAGAAGAAACTCTAAAACCAGAGCAGTTCGTTTCCGAAGGTAAATATTCTAGTTTATTTTTAAACAAGGATAGCGGTTTATAAATAATGGCTGTAACTTACGAACAATTAAAACAAGCAGAAAATAAGCAACAGATTTTTAACGAAATAAAATCTGATGGTTATAAGTTATTGCAAGATGGAAAAATAGATGCAAAAACTTACTATGCTAAAACAAGAAATATAGGTATAGAGCTTGGCCTTATAGACCCTAAAGATTATCCAGGCAGGTTGCCATCTTGGGCAGAAGGATTTTTAGAAGTTGTTGGTGGAGTTGGTGGTGCAATTGTTGGTGGTATAGCAGGTGCGCCAGCAGGACCAGCTGGTATTATTGCAGGTGCAGGCGCAGGTGCAGGAGTGGGATCTGGGAGCGGTTCATTAGCAGCAGATTTTCTAGGAGATTTGTTAGCTCCTGATATGCCAGCACCAAGCGCAAGTGAAAGAATTAAAGATGCTGCAATAACAGGTGCTATTGATACTGGTTTAACAGTTGCAGTTCCTGTTGCTGGTAAAGCATTAAAACCAGCAGTAACTAAAATTGTCGATAAAGCAAAAGCAGCAAAAGAAGCGGCTGTAAAAAAATCAAGTGACCCAGATAGTACATTGTCTTTTCTTGAAAGACAGATGGGTATTACTGATGAAGCAGCAGAACAAGCTGTTAAATTAGCTGACGAGGGTATTGACCTTTCTCTTGGTCAAGCAAGCACATCCCCGTTTGTAAGAGGTATATATAATTTAACAAGTCGTATGCCTTTAGCAGGTGCGCCTGGTCAAAAACAGTTAGCTAAAACTTTTGAACAAGTTGATAAAGCATTAAGCAAAAGAATATCACCTACAGCTAAAAAAACCCCTTTAACAGAAGTAGAAAGATCAAAAATGATTAAAGAACTTGGTATGCAATCATTCAAAGATTGGAGAAACTCCTATACATCTGTTTATAGGAAAGCAAAAGAATTAAATAAAAAGAAAGGTAATTTTTTTGATACAACTAATTTAGTAAGAACAGTAAATACTGTTTATCCAAAAAGCAGATTTACAGATGCTCCCAAAGATGTTTTAGATTTGTTCAATGAAATTAGACTGTATAGGTCAGACTTTGTTATGGGTAGAAGGGGTGTAACACAAGTACAACCAAAACTTTCATACAATGATGTCGAAGCATTAGATACAAAACTAACAAATTTAGCAAAAAAATATGACCCAGCAAAGGGTTCTGTTCCTAACAACTATGCTTATAGATCGATTACAGCTCTACAAGATACTATGAAAAAACAATTGCGTGACCCTAAAGACCAAGCAGGAAGATTAATGGCTGCTGGAGACAGATTATTCAAAGAATATATGGCTGTAGTTGAAGGTAAAACTGGTAAAGAGTTCCAAAAAGCGTTAGGTAGGGGAGCTTTAAGACCTGGTGTTGGTAGACCACCATCACAAAGAATAGAAGATTTGTACTTTAAAACATTTAGTGATGCTAAATCACCAGAATCAGTAAAAGAGTTAAAAAATATTATAGGAACTAGAAAGGTTAATGAATTGGCTGCTAATTACCTTGATGATTTATTTAACAAATATTTAAAAAGTGAAAAAAGAGATTTTGGCAAGTTATACAACGAACTTGGTTTTGATAATTTAAAAAGTAAGAGATATGCGGCAACACAAGAATTATTAAAAGATTATCAGTTTACAAAAGCTGAAGATTTATACGAGTTTTTAAATATATTAAAACAATTTCCAGAAGCATTACCTGATGTTAATACATTTATACTTAGGTCTGGTTTGTTAAGATCTGCACAATCATTAGGCCCCACAGCATTGATTGGTACAACAGGTATAAGTGCTGGCGGAGGTGTCGGTGCTTTTGCTGGATTTGGTTTATTAAGATTATTAAATCAATTCTTATCTAATCCTTTTGATAAAAGTTTATTTAGAAGTGCAAGCAAAAATGTTTCAGGCAAAAAAGAAGAGTTTATGAAAAAGTTTTTAAATAAAATACCTAAATTACCTGACTCACCTGTACCACCTAGCGCGCTTGCAGTACAACCAGCCGTGCCTTTAGTGTCAGAACAAGTACAACAAGAGCCAACGACCCAATAACCCCATGCCACGCCAATCGGAAAGAATTGGCCGCTCTGGAGAATACTTAGTAGCCTCGCTACTTTCTTTATATGCTGATACTGTGGTTATCGTTCCACATAGCGCAGAAGCAGACATCATTTTTGACGTTGACCACACGCTTTATAAGTGCCAGGTTAAAACACAATCTAAAATAAGAAACCATAGAGTGTCATGGGAGTATGACTTTAGACGTGGCTCATTTACCAAGAAAAGACAATACGATAAAGATGCAATAGACGTTTATGCTTTAGTTGCATTAGATCCGCAAAAGGTTTTGTTTACTTTTCCAGACGGCAGTAAACAGAAAACTATTAAAGACGAAGAGATGCAAGCGATGGACTCGCTAACAAATGTCAAAAACCTATTTAAAGAGCTTCGATGTCAACAGACACTTTAGGTTTTTCGTAATGCTTCAAAGAGTTCATACCCAATGATATTAGGTATTCAGCCACCTTATGTGGTGACTTCTTCTCTGTCTTACAAAAATCCTTAAACTCTTTAGCAAGATGTTTGTTTACATATATTGGTTTTCTTCCGTTTCTTTCTTTTAAGATTCGATCATCAAACTCATATAAGTTCATAGTTACCTCATAGTTATAGAGAAACTTCTACAGAATAATCTCCTATATTATTACCTTTTGCATCTGTTCCGTAAACCATCTGTAGTTCAAGATCAATAAAGTGTTTGGCTTTTAACAAGTCAGTCACCCTATCTTGTTTCTCTCCTTTACTTCTGGTTATATACTTTAAACAACTACCTAGGTTATAAGACAGGTTGTTAGCATATATATAATCAATAGGTTGTATCTTGGTATTCTTATAATGAGTACCAGCTACTTGGTTGTTGGTTGCAAGAGCATCTATTTCTTGGTCCCAGTCCTCTTCTTTTCCTATATTTGTATGCGCATATATAGTTGTATTCTTCATAAATTTCTCCACTTTTTTTTAATAATATTAACATAATTAGTAATATTGTGTTAGTATAAACAAAAATATTAATAAAAGGGAAATTTATGGAAATATTAGAAAAGAATTTTGACATATCTAATACCATTGAAGTTGACGAACTAGCAGAGAGATGGGGTGTCAGCAAGAAAACAATCGACAATAGAAGGTATAGAGGGCAAGGTCCTAACTACTTTAAGATTGGTGGTAAGATTAAATACGATCTTGATGATGTGAAAAGAATGGAACAAGACTCTTATATTTCTGTCCATGGCACACGCTAAGTTAAGCCCGTCATCAGCAAAGATATGGATGGCGTGTCCAGGTATGCCACAACTACTTGCAAGTATGGAAGTAGAATACAAAGTAGGTATACCAGCAGCGACAGGTACGTTGATTCACGAAATGGTAGAGACACTACTGAAAGGTAGATTAAATAATCTTACCTTAGAAGAATATTATCTTGATACTACCCACCATGTAGAAGATTTTGATTTGACAGTTGACCAAGAGATGATTGACTGTGCAAAAGTGTATGTAGATTACATAGACAAAAGAATGATGGAGCTTGATGTAGCAAGACCATTAATTGAAGAAAAAGTTAATATGCCAGAAATACATGAAGATTTATGGGGAACAGCAGATGCAATCCTCATTGGTAAAGACACCATAGAAATAATAGATCTTAAAACTGGTAAGTGGGCAGTAGAAGCTGACAACCCACAAATGCGAATTTATGCACTAGGAGCATTATCAAGATACGGTGATGACTGTACGGTGCAAATGACTATTGTGCAACCAAGAGGTTGGCATAAAGATGGTCATATCCGATCATACTCCATATCAGCTATTAATTTAGTTGAATGGGCTTATGAAACTTTGAAGCCAGCTGCTGAAGCTTGCTACGAAGAAATACCCACATACAACTATAGTAAAGACGGTTGCCGTTGGTGTAATGCTAAAGAGGTATGTGATACTTATAAACAAAACCAAAAGGGAGAACAAAATGGTTAAAGAAAATAAAACTGAAACTGTTGAAGAACCAACAATTAAGTTTGCAGATGACGGTAAAGAACACAAGATAAGTGAAATGCCAGATGAAGCAAAGCAATTGATGGCGCGTTGGCAGGAGAAAAAACAAATCAGAGATGAATTTATTATTAAAGCTAATAATGACATTGATGATTTAAACACTCTGTTATCAGCTTATGAGGCTCGTATGAAAAACATAGTAGAGCCAGCAGAAGATGAGCCTAAGATAGAGGTGCAGTAATGTCGTTAGCTAATATAAGACAGAAGGCAAAACTAAAACCACCTATCATGGTTTTATATGGTCCTGGTGGCATTGGTAAAACATCTTTTGCTGCAACAATGAATAAAACTATTATTGTGCAAGCAGAGGATGGTATCGGTAAGATTGAGTGCGCTCACTTTCCTGTAGCAAAAACCTATAGTGAATTTGAAGATAACTTAAAGGCATTGATAGCAGAAAAATCAGAATACAAAACTGTTTGTATAGATAGTTTAGATTGGTTAGAGACATTAATGCACGAACACGTTTGCGCAAAGAACGGTTGGCCAGACATAAGCTCACCAGCTTACGGTAAAGGTTATGCTGTGACACTAGAAGTATGGAAAGAATATTTATCTTTGTTAAATGAACTGCGAGCAAAAGGTTTTACTATCTTGCAGATTGCACATAACGAAGTAAAAAGATATGAAGATCCTAGTAGTGAACCACACGATAGACACCAAATTAAATTACATAGAAAAGCAGCTGACTTAGTTATAGAACATAGTGATGCTGTATTTTTTGCTAACTATAAGATTGGAACTATCCAAGTAAAAGGTAAAGGTGGTGGTATGACTACCAAACTAAAGCAAGGCGATAGAACTATCTTTACGCAAGAGACACCTGGCTTTCAAGCTAAGAATAGATTTGGCTTAGATGCAGAAATGCCTTTTGATTGGTCAGCAATCAGGGAGCAGATGTTGAAATGAAAGATGGTGAACCTAACGAACATTACTGTGATGACAAACCACAATATGAAGATGGATATTGTAATTATTGTGGGGAGAAAGAAGAGGATTGTTCAGAATATAAATGTTGGATCAAATAAAAAAGGAGTAAGAAATGGATTTAACAAATTTTAATGTAGATGCCTCTAACGAAGGCAAGTCAGTTGTTGAGCCAGGTAGACACGTTCTGCATTGGCAAGGCGAAGAAGAAGAACTAATAGAAGGTAGAAACGGTTGGCGTGGTTGCAAGATGTATTTTGAAATAGATGGCGCAGGCATAAGACTGAATCATACCTTTACTGTTGGTCACGATAACCCTAAGTATGTCGATAGTGGTGTTAAATCAATGCTACTTATGGCGCAAGCGATGGGATTAAAAGAGCCACCAAAAGATACATCAACTGCCTTTATGGGTAAAAGTGTATCAGCTGAATTAATTAAAGATGAGAATGGTTATCTTAAAATTAATGAAGATTGGGGTAGAACTTGGCAGGCAACAAATGTAAAGCCAGAACCTGTCAATGACAACATACAAACTGGTCCATCACAAGCTGACCTAGATTCTGTGGGATCAATGGATGCAAGTGATGACGATGTTCCATTTTGATGGTAAAAACAGGCCCACTCTTTGTGCATATTGCAAGAATCCGAGTGGGCCACTACTCTACAAAGATGGAGATTACTGGCTTGGAGCGTGCTGTATGGCTCATTTAAAAAAGATTGGTAAGGGAGAAAGACTACCAAACAAAGCACAACTAAATGACGAGGGGATAGAATATTCCATAGCACAAACCAAAGATATATATTTAGAACTAGCAGGTAAAGAAGATCAGAAGCCTTTACATAAATGGGAGAGGGCAAACAGAAAAAGAATCTTTACTACTATTGTTAGGGAATATCTAAACTGGGCAAACGTGCAAGCGCAGTTAGATGATGAGAGAGCTGCAAATGGATTTAACAAAGTACCTAAAAAAGGACACACTCTATAACGAACCAGGTTTTAGTTCAGGCAAGAGTACACAAGATTTAATAAACGAAATGCAAGCACAAGGCTTGCAGGTCATTCATTTAGAAATTACAGGGGATATCGTAAGAGTACCAGTTGTTGATATTGCTGGTACAAAAGCTGATTCTGGCAATCAGAAGTCTGGTTATTATGTTGTTAATGAAGTAAACGGAAATTACTTTGCTACTTATGGTAATTGGAAAACAAGTTTTGAGGGTAAATGGTCAAGTGTAAATCATAACACTATGACTAGCGAACAAAAGCAAGATCTACAACGTCAATTGCAAGAGGCCAAGAAAAGGTCCGAAGAAGCTAAAGCACAACGGCATAATGAAGTGGCTAAAAAAGTTGAACGCTGGTTTGACTCTTACGCGAATGTTATTGAACATGACTATCTCACAAATAAAAAAGTTAAAAATTATGGTTTAAAGCAATACCAGGATATGTTGGTTTGCGGTGTGTATTCTACATTAGGAGACATACGTTCTCTACAGTTTATTAACAAAAAAGGTGAAAAAAGATTTGCAACTGATTCAGAAATAAAAGGAAATATATTTCTTATTGGTGCAGACATAAAAGACATACCAAAATTAGAAAAAATTATTTTAGCTGAAGGCTATTCTACAGCTGCAACAATATATGAAGCTACCCAGATTCCTGTAGCGTGCGTATTTAGTGCCAACTTTTTGTTGGATGCAGCCTCTAAATTACGTGCGCTTACAGGTGCTAGATTTATTCTTGCACTTGATAATGATAAAAGCGGTGTTGGAGAAAAGAAAGCGCAAGAGTGCGCAAGTGCTGTAGTTAATTGTGCGGTGCGTTTACCTAGTGAAATTGGAGACTTCAACGATTTATATTTACGTCATGGTTTAGATAAAGTTAAAGCTGAACTTGTAGAACATAAACTAGGCATACAAAAATATGCGGTGCGTAATCTTGTAGGTAAGCCAGAGCCACAAAAGTTTTTAGTTGAAGG